AAAAGTATACCAGTATCGGCAACATGTGTTAAAGTAACATCACTATCAGCACCAAAACTTAATACAGCATCATCTGATAATAGTTTAACATCATCTCCAACTGATAAATCAGCAGCGACACCTGCACCACCTCCAACTGTTAATGCACCAGTTGTTGCACTACTTGAAGCAGTAGTTGCTGTAATTGCAACAACACCACCAGAAGAAATAGACATTGCATCTGTATCACTAGCACTACCTATGTTACCTGCATCAGGGATAACTATGTTACCACCAGTTGTTAATAATCCACCACCAGTGATTGCACTATTAAATGTAGCCGCTCCTGCTTCACTTCCGTCAAGAGTTAACATAGTGATATCGGCAGTAGCATCTGTTCCTTTAAATATTATATCTGTATTGTTAGCAGCGGCATCAATTGTAATATTTCCAGATGAAGTTGCTATACTAACAGCGGCATCACCAGTAGTTATATTATCAGCAAATACCGATGAACTAGCACTTAAATCATTAAAATTTGTTTCTAATTCGTTGATTGCACCGACTATATCGGTTGCTGAAGTTGTAAGTTGGTCACCTTGTGAAGAAGCGCTAACATTACCTACATCAGTTGCAAGTTCATTAAACTCAACTCTCCATTCTTCTAGTGTAGATGTTGTGGGTGTATTTCTTGTTGCCATTAGTAATTCCTTTTCCTTATATTTATAATGCTATGCCGAGTTATCATCATATTTTAATGCCCCAGAATCAAATGTATAATTAGTATTTGAATATCTCTCATTTAAAAATTTACCACCTGTAACATGACCAGGTACTTTCGCATTAACATACTCCGTATAAAATGCAGCTCTTGGTATTTTTGGTGTACCTGCCGTATTATCTTCTAGTTGTAAATAAGGTGGCGATGTTCCTGTTCCTGTTTCTAATTCTATGAAATTTATATCATCACCATATGAATCTTCTAAAAGAAATTCGCATTGTGTTGATATAGATTTAATAGTAACAGAACCAAATACTTGAAATGGCATAAACCTACTATGCCCATCAGTATTATCTGATACTGCCATTATTTGTTTACCTGCCCAATTCAATCCTATTGATGTTCCGTTTTCAAATATTACTTCATCTCCATCTTCATTTAACAATGCTTCATCATCTTCTAATTTTATCGTAAACATTGATGGTGGATGTGTAAATAATGATAATGGTATTTCTGATAAAGTTGGTTTTCCATATCCAAAACTTGCTTTAGTTGTTGTACGAATTAATGGTAATTTAATAGTATGAGAAGATGTCAAAGTTACATCTCTTTGTCCTGCTGTTAATGCAGAATCAACACCAACTGCTGGACTTGAATTTGCTGTACTACCATCTGTACTTGTTCCAAGTCTTCTACCAAATACTGTTTTGAAAATAGTTTCAAATGTTGATGCGAGTTCTGGAGTAAATGTATCATCTCCTTCGAATCCACTTACATCAGTACCAGCAGGTGTTTTAATTCTTGCAGAAACCAAAGTTGCTAAAGATACTTTACCAAATTCTTGCCACCCAGCTGGGTGTGTTGATTTTTTTAATGCATCTCTATATTCACTAAGAGATTGTCCAACTGAAATTTCATAAGAATAATCTTGATAATAATAACTATCTTGAATCCTAGCTGAATCTTCACTTACTTTACCTTTATCATTATAAGAAACTCCAACAGAAGTTGCGATACCACCAACCGTTGCAGTACCAGTTGCGTATGAAGCATGTGCTATCGTACTTGTTACACCTGACATTGTTACTGAAGCACCATCTCCCCATTGAACTTCATCTTCGTAAATCATTGTATCTTCATCTTCAAATAAAATATTATCTCCACTGCTATCTTCATTAACAACATTCATTAAAGAAGTTATCTTAGCTGTAAGTAATTGTCTATCACTATCATATGAAACGACTGTTCCGTTATGAGAAGTAAGTGCTGAATCAGCAGTCCATGTTCCAGAAACATCTTTTAAGATTGCATTCCTATAAAACAACATTTCTGGTGCAGGAATATTATTAGCAATTTTAATATAATTATCATCTTCTGTTACGATATCATAAGTTCCAGTTCCACTTTCTGCAACCAATTGAAAATCAGAACCATATTCTAATCCATAATTTGTTATTTTTATATCTTGTGCTTGTCCGATAGTATTCGAGAAAGGTCTTACTTTACCACTTGTACCGCCAGATGAAGTAATAGATGAAACTTTTGGAAGTAATGAATAACTGTTGCCTGGATTAGTAATAAGAATATCTGTAATCTCACCAGATTGAGATGATACACTTAAATTTGCAAATGTTCCTGTTTCAATAACAATCTTATCACCACCTGTAGAATCTGTAACTGTTGTATAAGGTTCAAGAACAATATGGTCAGTTGCTTTCATTTTTAATTGTGCCACCGTGCCATCTTCTGGTGCAAATCCACCACCAACTACTCCAACCTGAGCAGCAACATTCGAACCACCTGCTCCTGTATTATTAAAAACAAGTGCGTCCCCGACTACATATCCAGTTCCAGCATCATCAACTATAAACCCATCAACTTCTCCTAAAGATATTGCATCAATAGCGGCAGTTGCTTCACCATTCCCAGCAGAACTTCCTGTTGGTATATGAACAGTTTGTCCATCTGTATGATAACTTCCTCCATCTGAAACCGTACCACCAGTTATAATTGATTTTACCGTTGCTCGAATTGTTGAATCAGTTGAATTTGATACCGCTATAATTTGTTCACCGATTATAAATGTTCCGACAGTTTGGTCATTATCTAAATCTAATTCCGTAAATGTAACACCACCTTCAACAAGAGTTTGTGTGGTTTCTACAATTGATGTTGCTTCAGATTCAACACCAGTTATTTTTTGTCCCCCAAATTCATATCCGTCAACACTACTGGTAATAGAAACACGCATAACATCTTTTACTAACCAACCACTATCAGAAACTCTTAACATTTTTTCATTAGGATAATTTACTTCTGAATCTTCGTCAAATAATAAACGCATTAAGAGTTGATGTCCTCTTGTTGTACCTTTCGCTTTATATAATTGTTTTATGTTTTGGATTAATTTTCTTTTATCGACATCATCAGCAAGATTATAAGGGATAGATTTCATGAAAGAATCTCTCATGTTATCAAGAAAATCGTATATTGTATTATCTGAATCTGCGTATTCTAAAAGTTGTTGAATGTTTTGTACTGGATTTCCACGATAACTGGCAACTGTTGCAGTTGAACTGGTAGTTCCACCTGTGATTGTTTCACCAGTTTTAAATTTTTGTTGGGCAGAAATGAATAATCTTTTTGTGCCTGCACTTACATCACTTACCAAAACAGTTGCAGTTGCACCAGATGTTCCACCTGTGATTGTTTCTCCTGATGAAAAAACAATAGTAGAAGATTCATCTACCATTCTATCACCAGTTTCAGCTAAGATATAACCAGTCGTATCTGTTTCTTGAATAATATTAGTGATAGTTCCAGTTAAAGTTAGTTCACCAGATTCTAAAAATTTATAATAATCTTTTACAAATTTTATGAATGTAGCATGGTCCGCTTGGACAAATTCAGGAGACTGTCCTTCTATAAGCGGAGAAATTTTTGTTTTTAGTGTGGATTCATTTTTTCCCATTTCACTTATTAACTATATGATGATGTGGTTGTATATGTGCTTCCAGCAGCAGAACTACCAGATGCAATACTATCAATCTCACCATTAACACTTGAATTTGTAAAATCTATTTCAAGTAAGTTATTCCTTACCGAAACAATATCATATGAATTCGGAACAACAACTAATCTTATTTTTGTACTTGTTGCGCCGTCAACATTACTTATAGTTGTAATATTAATAGAATTTATAATAACCTTACCAGTAGTATAATTTATTGTTCCCGCTTCATTATCACTATAAGTTCTAGTTGTTCCTACAAAATAATATCTTCTTACATTCCCATCGCCATCATCATCAAAGAAATATTCATTTGTTGTATCTCCAGAAATTTTAAATCCAGTAGAACTTAAAATACCACCAGCAGTTTTATTGTGTTCGGAATGTGGATTGTATAATGCGTTATTAAAATAAACTGTATAATTCGTTGCAGTAGATAATGTCGGTGTAAATTTTTGTGCAATTTTAACTGTTGTTATGTTTGACAAAACAGATGAATGTGTATCATCTATATTTCCTGTAACTTCTGAATGTCTAAACACACCATTAAATTGAGTTAATGTATTGGTATTATAATTCGTAAGTGTAGTAGTTACATCTGATTTTAATGTATCCAATGATTTTGTTGTTGCAGTAGAATCGTATTTAAAATTGGTTGTAAGAAAAACATATGTTATAATCGGGTCAACAACTACTGGAGTTACAGATGCAACTTTATAAGTTTTTAATCCATTTTCTATATTAGTCTTTTGTGTAGTAGTTAAATCATCTCCACTTTTTTGTTTGATTGCAACATAAACTTTACCATATACGGCAGATGAATCTGTATCACTTCCTTCTTCACCACCCCAAACTTGAATTGCTTGTGCATTAGGAAATAAAGTCTTTACATGAAGTTTATAATCTTCTGCTGTTACAGCACGACCCTGTGAAGAATAATCAAGTGGTGCATTATATTTTATTGATTTAAGAGTTTCTGCATCTCCACCACCACTCGCATTTGATACAGTTGTAACCGTTATATCAGTTACTCCACTAATAGCACCAGTGTTACTAAATGATGAAGCACCATTCGCTTCACTTGTATTAGTTACGACATATGAAAGTATAACGACATTCCCACTTGATGGTGCTTTACCGATTACCCCATCTCCAAAGTAAACTTCAAATTTTCCATCTTCTACTTCTTTTAGAAAATAATTAGTTGCAGTATCACTTACTGATGTAATATCTGTTGCTTGAGTATATGTAGATGTAGTTGTATCTGTTGCAGAAGTTTGAACTTTAACTGTAAGAGTATCTGTATCTGCTAAATTACTTGTTATAACAAATCTTTGGTCAACATTAGATGTATCAACGATATATTTTGTATTTACATAAGTACCTTCATAAATTTTTAAATCATCAAATCTTAATACTCCACTACTTGTAAGAGCAGTTATATCAGATACAGTTACGAAATTATATGTTGTATTATTTACAGTTGTGGAAAATTTTGTACCAGCACTTATTGTCGCACTTGAAAGTGCAGTATTATTTAAAGTAACATCTATTGTTGCGACTGGAGCTGAAACAGATGATGGTGTATAACCTAACATCTTTGCATGAGAAACTATACTTGAACGAAGAGCAGCACTATCAAGGAACATTTCATTCGCTAACATATTCATATTGAATCCGAGGTAATGAGTATTGTATGCAAGCAAATCTAATAGAACCGCCATACCAGAACCTTCAAAATTATAATCGGTAAATTCGTTTTGTGCTTTTAAAAAAGTTTTTAAATTTGCTTTGACATCATCAAAATCAAATTCTGTTACTGTCAATCTTTTATCGTTTGTTGCCATTTTATCTTATCCTTTCTAACATTAAATCTAAAGTTTCTAATTCAGTTGGTGCATTAACCACATAAAATTCCACAGTACAATTATATGCATTTCTATCTAAATCTTCCAATGATTTAACACCAACTAATCTTGCTCTTGGTTCAAAATTGGTTATAACTTCTTCTATTTGTTTTGTTAATAATATTGAACTTGATGGTGTCATTGGTTCAAATAAAGTTCCCAATATATTAGAACCAATTTCTGGGTGAAAAGGTCTTTCATAATGATTAGTTAATACAAGATTGCGAATCGACCTTTTAACTGCTTGGACATCTGTAACTTTATTTACGTCTTTATCAGAACTATTTTTTTGAAAAAAAAGATTTAAATCTTTATAAATCTTTGCACTA